AAAGACATAGACGATGCGACTGTCGCATACATAAATTATGTGCAGGCAATCAAGGAGTACGACGAGGCTCAGAATCGCGCATTGACTACTGAAGAGCGTTTGACCAATCTTGAATTGCAGCGCAGCAATATGCAAGAGTACAACTATCAATTTTTGCGCTCAAGCATTAGTTTGACTGCTGAACTTGCAGAAGAACATAGAAAACTGAGCGAAGCCTCTCTTGCTCCCAAGGATCGTGAAGATGCTGAAAAGCGTTTGAATGAACTCTATCAGCGTAGATTGCAATTGCTTAACATGATTCGAGAAGAATCAGAAAAAGCCAACCAAGACATCGGCGTGTTTGAAGGCTTCAAAAAGGCTGCGGGTGACTTCTTCAAAGAATTCCCGAAGGACATGGAAACCGGCGCAATGATGTTCGGTTCGCTGATGGGCAACATGAGCCGTGCGCTTGACGACTTCGTGCGTACCGGCAAGCTGAACTTCAAAGAGTTTGCTCGCAGCATCATCCTTGACATGATTGCCATTCAACTGAAGGCTTCGGCCATGAAGCTGTTGGCAAGCGTCTTCGGCTTTAACCTCCCCACGCGGGCAATGGGCGGCACGGTTACGGGCAACTCTGCCTATCTCGTGGGTGAGCGCGGGCCTGAACTGTTTGTGCCCCGCATGAGTGGCACCATCATTCCGAATCACAATCTGCAAAGCGCGGGCGCGTCAACCAACATCACGAACTACAACATCCAAGCGATTGATGTGAAGTCGTTTGAGCAAAGGCTACTTGGTAGTTCTAAAGCAATTTGGGCGGCGAATCAGTACGCGCAAAAAGGCTTGGCTGTCACGCCGGGGAGAATGTAAATGTCGTTTCAGACCATCGTTGACATTCAGCAGTCGATGACTGTGAACAACCGGCGCACGGTCGGCCAGCAAGTCACGCGGGGTGGGCAGATCAGGACGGCGCAGTACCTTACTTCCGTTCCTTGGGTCTTCACCATCGTCCCGCACAACTACCTGTACTACCCACAGGTGCGAGATGTCATTCAGACCATCGACAACCTCGACCGGCAGACGGCGGCAAACATCACGTTCAGCGGCACCACGCTTTCGTGGTTTACCGAGTACAAGGGTGGACTCAGCGCGGGACAGGCTGCGGCGCTGACACTTGCTTCGGTTCCTGCAGCAAATTCGCAGACCATCTCAGTAGGAAATCTGCCTGCGGTCGGCGCGGGCACGGTTGTCTTTGCGGCAGGCGATTTCTTGCAACTCGGCAGCTACGTCTACAAGGTCACGCAACAAGTCTTGCGCGGTGGTGGCTCGACGGTATCGGTCAATCTGCATCGTCCCGTCATTGGCACACCTAGCACCGGCACGCTCACGGCGGTCGGGTCTGCGGTCTACTTCCCGGTCTATGCGGAAGTCTGCCCGACCTACTCGCTCACGCCGATGACCAATGGCGCGTTTGTGAACTGGGATCAACCTTTTGTGTTCCGGGAGAACGTCGCGCCATGAGCACCACGATGAACGCGCTGAACAGCGCAAACATCCGACACGCTGAGTTTGTCAGGATGGTGGTTGGCAAGACCTCGCCAACGACCTACACATTCTGCAACGCGGCTGCACCTGTCACCGTCAGCGGGATCACGTTCTCGGGGATGGGGTCGCTGCTCGGGATCGGTCAGGTCGAACGCAATATCAAATCAACCTCGACCGATATGATGGTGTCGCTCACGGGCATCAACCCGGCCAACGTCGCGCTAATCCTAAGCGCAGACATCAAAGGAAGCACGGTCGAAATTTGGCGCGGCTTCCTTGACTCTGACAATCAGATCATCACTACGCCAACGCAGCAGTTCTTTAAACGCTACCAAGGCATCGTTACCAATGTCTCAATCACCGAGGATTGGAACGACGAGGTACGCAGCAGGATTGCCACTTGCTCGATTTCCTGCACCTCCATGAAGCGGGTGCTAGAAACCTATGTGGCGTCGTCCAAGACCAACAAAACAGTTTGGCAGGATCGTTACGCAGGCGACACATCAATGGATCGTGTTGACGCGATTTCTAGCACCTACTTTGACTTCGGCAAGCCCGCATCGGGTGGCGGCGTGGCAAGTCCGGGCGGCATCAACGGCGGCAACGGCGGCACGACGGTTCCAAGGATTGAGTACGAAGACACCATCGGGCAATGATCAGGGAAGCAAACAAGTTCGACATAGATGCCTGCGTCGAGATGATGCGGCAATATGCGGCAGAGTCCCCGATCATCAAGCTAAGAGACAAGAGACTACACGACGAGCAACACATACGCGGCTTGCTTTCCTCGCTCATCATCGGTCGCGGCTTTGTCCTAGTGGACAACGAATATCGCGGGATGGCAGCGGGGATCGTGGTGCCGAATGTGTGGTGCCCCGAGGTTAACGAAGTCAGGGAACTAGCTTGGTGGGTCGCGCCCGAGCATAGGAACACAACGATTGGCGGCAAATTGTTTTTGGCCTACAACAAGAAAGCACAAGAATTGATTGATCAGGAACGGGCAGAGGTTGTCATCATTTCGCTGATGCCTCAAAGCCCTAAGATTGATCTTGAAAGCCGAGGCTTTAAGAAGATCGACTCGACGTACTGCAAGGAATAAAAAATGGTCGGAACAATGATTGCCACCGCCGTGTTGGGTGCGGCTGCGGCAGGAACCTTCGCATATGTGGCCGTCGCGTTTGCTGTCAACTACGCGCTGTCCTACGTCGTCACCCGCACGTTTGGGGCAAACAGGGCACCCAACCAAGTCGATCCCGGCTCACGGCAGCAAATCCCCCCAAGCGCAAACAATCCGATTCCGGTTGTCTACGGCGATGCTTGGCTAGGCGGCACGTTCGTCGATGCGGTGCTGTCCACCGACAACAAGACGATGTACTACGTCTTAGTGGTCAGCAACATCTCGCCTGATGGTCAGTTCACCTATGACCGCACGCAGTTCTACTACGGCGACCGACTCGTCACCTTTGACGGCACCGACCCCACCAAGGTTGTATCCCTGACCGACGGTGCGGGCAACGTAGACACGAAGATTTCGGGCAACCTCTACATCAACCTCTACACCTCCAACGCTGCGGGCACGATTGTCAACGTGACCGGCTCTGCGCCGAGTGTGGTGATGGGTGGCGCAGACATCACGCCTAGCCTGCGGTGGCCTAGCACCCCAACGCGGCAGATGAACGGCTTGGCATTCGCCATCGTCAAGCTCACCTACAACAGCGAAGCGGGCACGACGGGACTTCAGCCCCTGACCTTCAAGGTTTCGCATTACCTCAAGAGTGCAGGCGCGGCACGCCCCGGCGATGTGCTTGAGGACTACCTGAAGTCGGATGTGTATGGTTGTGCGGTTCCCATCGGCAACATCAACACCACAGCTTGTGCGGCGCTAAACACCTACTCTGACCAACTGATCACATACATCCCCTACACGGGCGGGTCTACTACTCAAGCTCGGTATCGGATCAACGGTGTGCTGAACACGGGCGAGAACGTCCTAAGCAACATCGACCGTATTCTCACGGCTTGCGATTCTTGGCTTGCGTACCAAGAAACCACGGGTCAGTGGATGCCGGTGATCAACAAGGCAGAGTCGTCATCCTTCTCGTTTGACGACAGCAACATCATCGGCGAGCTTCGGGTAAGCATCTCCGACATCACGCAGAGCATCAACCAAGTCGAAGCCACATTCCCGTGGAAGGGCAACAAGGATCAGCCCAACCTGATTTTCTTGGAAACGCCAAGTATCCTGATGTATGCGAACGAACCGGCCAACAAAGCCACGGTGACGTTCGACCTGATCAACGACTCGGTGCAAGCTCAATACATCGCCAATCGGATGCTTGAGCAGGCGCGTGAGGACTTAATTGTTACGTTCTCGACCGCATACCCCGGCATTCAGGTGGACGCGGGTGATGTCATCAGCATCACAAACAGCGACTACGGTTGGACGAATAAGCTGTTCCGCGCTATCAAGGTCAGCGAAACGACCTTACCCGACGGCAACCTTGGCGCGCAGATTGAATGCACCGAGTACAACGCCGACGTATACGACGATCAAAACATTACGCAATTCACGCCTTCGCCTAACAGCGGTCTTTCCTCTGCGTATTTCTTTTCCGCTCTTGCTGCCCCCACTGTCAGCGATCAACTGCCCTCGGCTGCGGTTCCCTCGTTCAGCGTCACTTGCAACGTGCCAAGCTCAGGCCGCGTCACAAGCATCACGCTTTTCTATACAACCTCCGCGACGCCTTCGGCTTCCGATTGGAAGGTGTGGGGCACGGAGTATTCAGCCAACTCGCAGACCTTCGCGCCTTCGCTTGCGTTCAAGTTCACCAATGTTTCGCTTCCTGCGGCAACGTACTATTTCGCTTTCAAGGTTGCAAACGATGTAGCCACCTCGCAGCTTTCAACGGTTTCATCGGCGTTTGTGTGGGCACCTGTCTCGCCTTCGGGCGTCAAGACTGCGATTGCGTATCTCTATCAGTGGGCGCTTACTCAACCCGGCAATCCGTCGGGAACTAGCACGTTCACATGGGCGACTGCGACAAACTCAGGCTACACCGGGGGCAATGGGTGGCAGACGATCATCCCGGCCAACTCCGGCACGGCAGGCTTCTCTCTGTGGGTCGCGGCAAAGGAAGTCTCTGAGCCGGGCGCTGTCTCAACCACTACGATCAGTTGGACTTCGGGCTTTAGCGTCTACGCACAGTCAACAAACGG